GTGAATTACCCAGCCCCTCCAAAAAAATGGGTAGCCGCTGGTCAGACCGATCTAGGATCGACGCTCAGCGATGCACGCGTGGGACGTGAGCGGCGATTGCGTTCCTGGTTGCAGCACCGCGGCCGTCCCGTCGTCCGGCTCACGCACACCGGACACGGATAGTTGCTGCCGTGCGCCGGCCGGATGTTGTGCGGGTCGTACGGATCCCCACCGTCGGCCAGCCGGACCAGATGATCGCCCTCGTAGCCGCCAGGGTGGCCACACCACCAGCAGTCGGTACCCCAGAGCCGGAACGCCACAGCCTTCGCTTCTCGCCAGCGTGCGCCGCGTCTGCCCACATTGGCAGGGTCAGGGACACGCCGCGCCATGGCTACACTGCGCCGCTACGCGGCAGCGTAGCAGATATCTGCGCGAATAGGCATAACGGACATTGGTGCGGCGTGTTGCGCCGCTGTGATCCCATCGACGGGACGACATCGAGGAGGGGCGGCATGAGCAAGCGGACAAGTGTGTGGCCGTGGATCTCAGCACCCGTGCTGCTGGTAGCCGGCACCGTCGTGGTAGCGGCGGCGTTCATGGGCGGCAACGACAAGGGAGACGACGCCATCGAATCGCCCACCGCGCCGGCCGTCACCACCGCGGTTGTGCCGCGGGTCGCCGACCTGATGAAGCGCGCCGGGTGCAAGGGCAAGACGATCGGGACGCAGCTGTACGCGGCCGAGACCGGACGGTGCACCCTGGCCAACGGAGAGGTCACCGTGGCAACCTTCGAGACCGCGCAGCTTCGGTCGAAGTGGGTACGGGCAGCGCGGGACCTCGGCGGCACCACCCACTTCGGAGACGGATGGGCCATCTGGTCACCATCCCGCACCGCAGCCTCAACCTTCGCCGCAGCCATCAGGTAGGTCTCCACTCGTCCCGGTAGCCCGGACGGTCGGAGTAGGGCAGGGCCAGTAGACGGACGGTCGAGCAATCCCCGTCGAGCACATAGCCGCAGGAGTCGATCTCGCCCGGCCGGTAATCGCTGTAGATGCTGCATTCATGGTCCCGCGCGTGCAGATCGAGGATGCGCCGCTTGGCTTCTACCTCGCGCAGCACCCGGGCGGGGTCGTGGCGGACGATGTGCCGGGCCTCGGCCCTCCACCCACGGGCCGCTTCCGGGCACCCGTCCATCTCGTCATCGCAGTGCCACATCTGGTAGTTGACTTCCCGGGACCACTCCGGGCCGGGGTTGTCGATATCCTCGGAGCCGACGCGCACCTCCGGGCCAGACGCGGCCCGATCGGTGATCGCTTCCCAGCGCTGACCGGTATCAGCGAGGCGCGCGTCCCGCTCGTCTTCGTCGAGCTGGGAGCGCAGCCACCCGGTCAGGTCATCAGTCATCGGGATCACCAACCCACACCTCGACCCGGCCGTGGGCCCGGATCGCATCCCACAGCACCCGGGCGCCATCCACGTTCGCGTCGGCGAGCCCTTCGAGGTATGCGATCAACTCCCGGTCGTCGGTGCCGATCGTCGTATGGTCCCCGTGCAGCGAGCCGTCATGCCTCCACAGCCGATAAGCAAGGCGCCTCTTCAGTGCGTCGTCGAGATACTCGGCCGGCGGGATGTCCCTCGGTGCCGGACGCCAGTACATGCTGAAGCTCACGATCCGTCACCCCTGTACTCTGCGATCGCCTCGCGCACGGCTCGCTCCGACCAGTCGCACGAGTCCCACCACTCGACCGCCTTCCACACCTCGCGGAGCCGCTTGGTTCGCACCTCGGCCCGAGTACGCCACTGCCGCAGCATGACGAGGAGTTCCTCGGTCTCCCGGGCGGCGTCTTCGGCGTAGCCGAGCCCGGCCAGCCGTTCCGCCATGGCCTGTAGGTCCGCTTCGTGCTTCATCAGGTCGTCTAAGTCATAGACCTGGCACAGGTAGTTGTAGCTGCCGCCGCTCACGTCAACCCCTCGTCATAGGCGTGGGAGCACTTCGACCAGCCGTCGTAGCTGTCCCCGCAGGTGCAGTAGGACTGGACGAGGTGCTCGGCGTACTCCTGGGTGAATCCGAGCGCATCAAGGAGGCGGTCCATCGTCAGCGGGTTGCGCACTGCCGCTTGCCGTTCCTCGGCGCGTTGCTGGGCGGCGATCCGTCGCCGCTCGGCCATCTCTTCGGGTGAGCAGTTGAACAGGCTGGTCACGGCAGCGTTGAAATTCTCCATCTCATCTGCAACCTCTCGACTGACCGTCAACCAGGTTCCAGCAAGATGGACAGACACGTCAGGGAGCGCCGCTACCTTGTCCCGGGCGTCCGGGCCGTACGGGCCGTACGGGCCATCCATGTTGCTCACCGCAACCTCCTCAGCTGCTCCAACGACCACCCACAACGGCGAGCGGCCAGCGCCCACCACGACTCCACATCCGCGGCCAGCCAGTCAGCGATAGACGGAGCCAGCGTCGGGGCCTCACCGACCAGGCGGCGCAGCACCGCCTTATGCCAATCCACCTCCGTCAACCCGGCGCCGGCGCACACCGGGCCGCCGCGCTCCCGCAGCACCAGCACCCGGCACGACGCATGGAGACAGCCGTGCAGGAACCGCGGCGGCGACGGCAGGTCGAGCTTGGCGTGCCAGAAGCTGATCCCCACGTACACCTCCGCCAGAGCATCAGCTGTGTCCGCCGACCAGCCCACTGGTGGGCGGGAGTCCGGCACCCGGCGTCGTTCCGGGCCCTGACTGGCTGCCCCTGGCCCGGCCGCCGTGCGTAGCGCGTCCAGCAGCGGCGGGTGGGACACGATCCGCGCTTCGCCCCGGCGCCCGACCGCTGCCCGGATCGGCTCGCAGAGCTGCCGCACGTCATCCGCCATCTGGGCCAACGTGTCGTGCGACGCCGCAGTGCTAGCCACCATCGACCCCCTGAACCGGGTACGGGCCGGGAGCCCAGCGCATCCCGGACGGCTGAACCGGCGGGGTGGAACGACGCTCGGTCGCGGCAAACCCGATCGCTGCGCCCTGCTGCTGTGGCCAGCCGCCGGCCTGGCGGAACAGCTCAAGCGCCCGGTCGGCAACCTCGGCGAGCGGATCGTCCGCCTCAACCTCGATTGTGGCCCCAGGGGTGTCGATCTTTACGCGGGTCAACGGTCGGCCTCCTCGGTGCCGAACTGCGCATCCAGCAGCGCCTCCCGCTCGGCCGCGATCAGCGTGTCGTCCCGGACGATCACCAGCTGCAGACGAAGCTCGTCGAGGAGTGCCCACGCTGGACTCAGTGCGCCGGTGACCCGTAGGTCCACCTCACGGCTAGCCACGGCCGCCTCCCCGGTGCCTTACCACGCCCGGCTGATCCGGCGGCGGGCCCGCAAGGTGTCCTGGGTCCAGTCCTCCCGGATCCGCGCCCGGCGCCCGGTGGTCCGGATGTCCAGGACGGCTTCCTTGCGGCTCTCGGCGAGGGGGAAGAACCGGCCGAACTTGGCCCGGTTCTTGGGGGAGAAGGTGGGCCGCGGGGTGGTGGAGGTGGCGGCGTGCTGGACCTTGGTCTTGGTTTCCCGCTTCATTGTCATTGTCCCTGTCCTCTCCCCTTTTCTGTATGCCACTAGCATAGCCCAATGTTGGGCCTAACGCAAGGCAAATTGAGGGAAACACTGGGCCCAATGTTGGGCTACAATAAGAGACATGACCACCCACGACACCACCCGACTGCAAGCGCTCGGGAAGCGCCGACAGCGACTCGCGGCCCAACTGGCCGAACTCGACAACGAACTCGAACCAGAGATCTACGCGGCGGCCCAGGCCGGAGTTCCTCAGGTCGAAATCATCCGGTGGACCGGAATGGCCCGGGAAAGCATCCGACTCAAGAGCATGACGCCTGAGGAACGCGAATCCGAGCGCCAGAAGCGCCGGAAGGGGGCCCCTGGTGAATAGCGCAAAACCATACATGGCAGTCCCCGCAGTGGTCGAGCAGCGGTGCGCGTGAGCCGCGCGACGAACCCACGTCATCGCCCCTCCTCGGTGCTCTCTGAGGAGACCGGCCGGGCGCGTGCCCGCTCAGCCATCGCCACACAGTCCCGCCAGCCTTGCTGATACGCAGCGACGATATTGATGTGGCCGAGACTGTCCGGCTTCCGCTGGAAGCGGGTCACCACGCTGGGTTCGTAGCCGGCCGCCACGGCGCGGTTGACCAGCCGGCGCCACTCCGGGTCATCCATCATCGGCGTGGTGTCCCGGATCGCCAGGAAGGCGTCCCGGTGGCGGGCCAGCTCGGCGCGCAGGAATTCGATCTCTTCGCGGGCGTCGGCTGGTAGGAGCCGGCCGGCGTCCTCCAGTGCGGCGCGTTCGTCCTGCCTGCCCAGCTCGTACCCGGCGTGCGCGGCAAGGTCCACAGCTATGTCTTTCGGTGCGCTCCCGCCCCGGAGGGACTCGGTAACCTCCACCATGCGGAGCCGGCCGGCCGCAGCCAGAGCATCGAGGATGGCCCGCGCCCACGCCCGGCCCTCGGCCCGTTCCCTGGGACACACCGATTCCCAGTCGAAGTCCCCATCGGGAAAGCCAAGCTCGTGATACGTCCGGGCTACCAGCTCTACGTCTGCGTCGGTGTACGGACGCTCACCCATTTGCGATCTCCAATAAGACGTCCCCATGACACGGGGAATCGAGCGGGCACCAGCACGCCAGGTCCTTACCGGACAGCTCCCGGCGGGCCATCTTGTAGTCCTCCGGACCCCACTCGTAAGCCAGCCACGCCCGCAGCAGCTCCACCGCGTGGGCCCGGTCCCGGACCACCGCAATCGTCTCCGTCCACGGCTCCAGATCGGGCGTCATGCGCTGGCAGGGGCCCGGCATGCGGGGGTCGCCGTCGGGGAGCACCTGCGGTCGACGGTGCGCCCACGTCCGATCCGAGAAGCGGGCACCGACGGCGAATGGATTTCCCCAGCGCGACGGGCGGCCGACGTACACCGCTCCCTCGGGCATCCGCCAGCCCTTCGTGCGCTGGCGCTGGATACGGCGTGGCTCACCCATCGGTACGCCCCCGAATCCTCAGCTCGTGCTCGATCATCTCCAGCAGCTTGGCCGGATCGGACACCTCGATGTTGAGCACCATGCCCGGCCGGCGTCCGGCCAGGATCCGCTCGGTGGCATCGATAGCGGCATCCAGGGCGGCGACGATAACCGCCCGGGGAGCCGCATACGCGTTGCGGGCGGTGAGGCGCGCCGCGTCCGCCTCGGCGTAGATAGCGCGACGATCAGCGTCGGTGATGGCGGGGAAAGCCCTTACCGGTACCTCCCCGCCAGCACCCCGCCGCGCCTCGGCCCGCTCTCGCAGCATCCGCGCATTCCAGTGCTCACCCGGCCGCTCCCCGCCGGTCGGGCCGACGTAGTCCGGGCGCGCCGGTACCTCCCCGGAGGACTCCCGGACAAGCCGTGCCGCGTCGGCGATTGCCTCCCGGTAGCCAGCCCACCATGCGGGTGATGCGGGACTCGGGTCGGGACCGGGATGGGCTGCAATCTCCTCGGCCAGCCGCTCAAGGTCTGGCAGTATCACCCGCCACGGATCGGCCCCGCGCAGCGCCGACCCTAGTCGGGCGATATCGGCCTGGGCCTGCTCCAGCTCGCCCTCCTTGCTGCGCCAGGCGCCGAGCATGCGCTCCAGTTCGGCGCGGGCCTCGGCCAATTCGGCGAGCGCACCATCCCGCTCCAGCACGGTCTCCCTGACCATTCCTGGCAGCGAGTCCATCAACTCGGCGACGGGTGAGAGAGCCCTGGATATCTCATCGAGGACCAGTTGGGCCGCGTCCAATTCGGCGCGCGTGTTCGCCAGTACTCCGGCGAGCCGGGACGATTCGGCTTGCTCGCGCTGTAGCGCGGCGCGGGCCTCGGCCAGCTCCGCGCTCAGCTTGACTGGTCGGCGACCGGGCTCGACCGGCAGGCCGAGCGGTACCTGATCCAACCGATCGTCGGGCTGCTCCTCGGTGTTGACCGCGCCGCGCGGGGCGAAGCTAGTCAGCACCGCATCGGCAAGCCGCTCGATCGCGGCGGGATGGGCGGCCGGACCGTACTGCTTGACGTAGCGGGCATCGGCGTAGATCTCTGCCAGATTCGGCGTGCTCACTCCTGCCTCCCGGCGGGTTCGGCCAGCCGGGCGATCGCGAGGTTCTTCTCGACCTCGGCGCGCACCCGCTCCGACGCGGACGCCCACGACGGCAGCTCGACCACCTCGAACGGCCCGGACAACCCCCGCAGGGCGTGACGGGACGTGGTTGACTGCGCGATCACATCCCTGCGGGACAGGCCACGCTCCCGGCGCCACGCTTCGATCTCCGGCACGTTGCCGCACACCACGTAGCGGGTTTTCCTCACCCCTGGGCTCCAGTCCTTGACCGTCAACACCCGGGTGCCATTGGCGTGCCGCTGCTCACCGGCGAGCCAACATGGGTAGAAGGTGAGCAGGATGTAGTCGCCCGCCTGCACCTCCCTGGTCGTCGACACGCCCATCTCAAGGTCCTCGACGGTGACTCTGTATCCCGCGCTCACTCGCCCTGCCTCCCTACGGGCTCCGGATGATGCACGCCGTCAGCGCGGGACACCATCACGTCCACCAGCATCGGGTCACCGCGCCGCGCGCTGACGGAGTCGGGGTGCGTGGTGAACACCTGGACCCGCTCGACCCGCCATCCGCCGCCATCGTGAATGACGATCAGGCCCGGCTGTGGCAGGGCCGGGAACGACACGGGCTCTCCGACGAACGTGTCGTCGGCGTCGTCGTAGAAACGGACCCGGAACGCGCTCACTGGTTCTGCTCTCCTCTCCCAGCACCCGCCGAGCAGGTCCGGCACTCGCCGCGCACATCGGTCAACGGAAGGCCAGCGATGCCGCGCTCGATCTCCTCCTCGGTGACATCACCCAGGAGCTGTCCGCAGCCGTTGCACGCGCGTTTGACGGTAATGACGGTGCCGGTCTCGGTCTTCCGGTCCGGGGTCCATGGCCGGTCGCTCACTGCTCTTGTCCTCTCCCAAGCACTGCGTCGTACAGATCCCGGGCCATCCGGGCGTCGCCCAGTGCGGTGTGCCGGTCGGCTTCGTCGTACTTCAGCCCGTACGCGGCGAGCAGGTCATCGAAGCCCCACGGCGGCGTCATCCTCAGCGCGCCAGCGGCCAACGTCTCGACGTCGACCAGGTGGTAGTGGTTGGTCGCGGCCTGGGAATGCTTCGCCAGGAAGCGCTGAAGGAAGCGCTCATCGAACCAGGGCACCGCGCCCACGAGGTACGCGCCGTCGAGCATCGGCGCCAGCTCGGCGGCGACCCGACTAGCGAGCGTCCGCCGCTCGGGATCAGTGCGCGGGTAGCCCTCGTAGTCGGGGTGCACGGTCCGGCTTGCCGACTGCTCCATCAGCTTTGCCAATATCGACCGCTGGTAGTACCGGCCGATGCGCAGCCCGGTCGGCTCGGCGCCCTTCAGGCTCGGACGGAGTTGCCACTCGTACTCCACATCGGGCTGTCCATCCTCGCGGAGGATCGCGCCGATCTCCCAGATCTCACAGCGGTCCGGGTTCAGCCCGGTGGTCTCCGTGTCGATGAAAACGATCTTCACTGCTCTTGTCCTCTCCCGGCACCCGCAAAGTCGGCTGCGTACTCCCGGATCAATGCGGAGTACACCGATGGTGGGAGCGGCACGTCCGGTCCCTTGTCGATGGAATCGGCGAGCACGCCGAGCGCGGCGGCCAGCCCGGCGCAGAGGGCAACGTCCCGGTCGACGGCGCCGAGGGTGCCCGCGTGCCACGGCAGCAGCGTCTCTTCGACTGCCCGGTCGGTCGCCTCCAGCATGTTGCTGGCAACGACGGTTGACAGACTGATCATGCTTGCTCTTGTCCTCTCTCGATGCCCCGAAGGGCCGCGCGTACGGCATCCTTGTGGTCCCGGTGCCAGCGCTTCCGGGCCGCGTCGCTGTCCAGCACCGCCGAGCGCCAACCGCACGAGCAGACGGCAGCGCCGACCTTCCCCCGGTAGCCGAGGACGTCGAAGATTCGGCCCTCACGCTTCAACTCATGACCGGGCAGGCGGTTGTCTATCACTCGGTGCTCCTCTCGCCCCGAAGGGCCTCACGCGCCAGGGCAACGCCCCGGCGGAACGTCTCATCAGGTAGCCGGCGCAGGTCTCGCCACGTCGCCAGGTCCTGTGAATGCCGGCATCGGTGAGGGGTGAGCGCATGGGGATCCCCGCCGCACCGATGCGGCACGAACGACACCCAACCTCCTCGGCGAGGGCTCCAGAGCCAGACCAGGACGGATCCGCAGGGCGAGCACGCGGCCTGAGTGGGCGGGTCGGGGATCTCCACAGCTCACCCCGCCTCCACCGCTCGAAGGTGCGTTCGGTGCACGAGGTGCTTCTCGGGGAGGTTGCAGCACATCCCTTCGCCGACGAATGGGTGTGGCGCGGGCCGCGCCCCTTCCCCCTTCGTAGAAGGGGGGGCAGGGCTGCTGTGACTACCGCCGTGAGTCACGCGTGACTCACCCGTTGGTTTGCCGTGACGGCGGTCGCGTAGCCGGCGCTGCCGATCCGCCGCGTCCTGCCGCCGCTTGCGCACCTTCTCAGCCGATGGGTTCATCGGGAAGTACCGCAGATCGCGGTACCCGGTCTCCTCGATCGCCCACAAGCTGACATCCACCAGCCGCGTGATCCACTCCGCGGTGCCGTACATCCGCGCGACCTCCAACGGCACGAGGCCGTCGGTCAGGTTGCGTGCGATCCACGAGCCGCAACGGGCGTAGAGCCCCGCCGCTGGTGTGCCAGCCCGGACAACCTCAGGCCAGGAATCCCACCCGTCATCGAGCCAGTACGCCATTCAGACCTCGGCGAACAGAGTCGGTATCGCCATCTCCTCATCCAGTCGGCGCAGGTTGTCCACCGCGGTACGCCAATACGACGGCTTCAACTCGATGCCGATCCCCTTCCTGCCGAACTTCACCGCGGTGTAGACCTCCGACCCGATCCCGGCGAACGGGGTCAGCACCAACTCCCCGGGATTGCTCCACAGCCGGATACACCGCTCGATCAGATCCAGCTGCAGCGGGCAGATGTGCCGCTCGTCCGCGTCATCCCGGGCCACCCGGACATTTAGCGTGTTGGTTTCCTGGATCTCGTACCAGCAGTCCCGGGGGACGATCAGCCCCTCCTTCACCATGGCTTCCCATGGTTCGTCGGTGCCCTGCCAGATCGGCCGGGCCCACTGAATCCAGGTGTCGTTGTCCACGTCGCCGCGGATCGGGTCCGGGTTGTCGCCGGGCGCGCGGAACATCAGCAAATAGTCGGCGAGTGCCGGCCGGGTCATCGCCGAGTCCCGCCGCAGGGTTTGGAACATCAGGGCCTGGGCCTTGGTGCGGATCGCCTGCGCCTGCGGGTCCTTGTCGACGGTCACCTCGCCGTGGAAGATCCAGCCGGCGTCGGTGAACGCCCGGATCACCTCCCCGCGGAAGTCGGTCATCCCCACCACACCATGGGTCGTCTTGGTGGTGGTGATCTGCTGGACGTGGACGCACGCCAGCCGGCCCGGCCGGGTCACCCGCAGTTGCTCGCGGATGATGAACCGATAGTGATCGAAGAACTCGCCCCGACTCCGGGAGTTGGACAGGTCCCGCGGGCTCGGGGAGTAGTTGTAGAGCTGGGCGAACGGCGGTGAGCACACCGACAGGTCCACCGAGTCGTCGGGGATCTCGGCGAGCCGCTCGCACGAGTCGCCCAACAGCAGCCGCCAGGACTCACCGGCGGCCTCATCGGTCACGTACATGTCCTCGGTCACGCGGCCAGCCTCCAATGTGTATCGCGCATCTGCTCCACGAGTTCGCCCGTGAACCGGGCGGCCTCGCGCTCCTTGCGGCCGACGTTCGCCGCTATCTGTCCCTCCAGCTCGGACAGCACGATGTGCACGTGCACCGGCCGGGCCTGCCCGTACCGCCAACACCGCCGGATGGCCTGGTAGTACGCCTCATAGCTGTCGTTGAGTCCGACGAACACCATCCGGGCGCAGTGCTGCCAGTTGAGGCCGAACGCCGCGATTCCTGGCTTGGTCACAAGGGTCTGTACGTCGCCTGCGGCGAACCCCAGTAGCAGTTCCGCCTTCTGCTCCGGGCTCATCGAGCCGTGAACGTTCACCGCGCCGGGGATCGCTCGAGCGAGTCGGTCCGCTTCGTCGTTGAGCCCGCACCACAACAGCCACGGCTCGCCAGGCTCAGCGGCCACCAACTGGGCGGCCCGTTCCACCCTGGCAGCGAGGGTCTCCCGGCGCACCTTCGCCCGACCGCCAACACCGCCCAGGTCGGTCGGGAAAAGCTGCCCCTCGGCGTGCATGTCGACCGGCACCAACTCCGGCCGGATCGACAACTCGGGCAGCACGTACCCGTCGTCGGGAAATCCGATGTCTGACGGCCGGCGAAGTGCCACAGCCCAGCCGGACATCCACCGGAACATGGGCGCGCGGGCGTGGCCCTTCGGACGCCACCCCTGATCGTCGTGCACGAAGTAGGTCGAGAGCATCTCCACCCGGCTAGCTCGGCCGAGGAACTCGGCATGGTTCGCCAACTCGGCCACGTCGTTCGGCGCCGGCGTGGCTGAGCACGCCAGTCGCCGCGGCACGTCCGCGAACTGGGCTATCAGCCGGTTCCGGGTGGCGCTGGCGAAGTCCTTCAGGATGGACGACTCGTCCAGCACCACCGCGTCCAGCGACTCCGGGTCGAAGCGGTCCACCATCTCGTAGTTGGTGATCCGGATGCCTTCCGGTTCGCCGTCCTCGCGCACGTACCGCACGGTCAAGCCGATCCGCTCGGCCTCCCGCACCGTCTGCGCGCACACCGCCAGCGGGGCGACAATCAGCGCCCTGGACCCGGACAGCCGTGCCCATTCCAGCTGCATCCGGGTCTTGCCCAGCCCCGTGTCCGCCCACACCGCACACCGGCCGGTGCGCACCGCCCACGCCACGATCCGGGCCTGCCACGGGTGCAGGCTCGGATGCACCTCGGCCACGTCGACCGGCGTTCCGGCAGCACCCGCACGGGCCTGCTTCGCGGCCAGAAACTCATGGTACGGCGTCACGCCGCTGCCTCCTTGTTCTCTCGGTGCTCCCGGACGTAGTGCGCCTCGAACGCGTCATCGGCAGCCTTCGGCGGGTCCCCGCCCACCGGCACATCAACCACCTGCCATTCGCCCCTCAGCGGGCATCCGGGCAGGGTGCACCGGTAGCGGGCACGCCAGTCCCCGAGCCGGCGCCTCACGCCGCCCTCCTTCGCCGCGCGCGGGCGCGCTCAGCAGCCCGGTACGCCAGCACACACCGGGCGTCCGGCTCCTCGCCGCGGCTCTTGTGCCGCTTGTACGCCGCGACCGTCCCGCACGGCTTCAGTGGTGTGGAGAGCGCCGGATGCGACATGCACAGCGGGCACTCGTGCGGTTCGATCTGGCGCGGCTCCCGCTTCGACACCCGCGACTTGGACGGGCCGATCCACCGCTGCCCGGCCACCACGCAGTCAACCCACGTCGTGCCACCGGTCAGCTCCCGGCACCGGTCCAGCATCACGCAGTGATGCAGACACACATGCACCCCGAGGTCGCCGGGGCTGGTGGACGGCGGGAAGAAGACATCATCGTCGACCTTCCGGCATGCGGCGCGCGCGAACGGGTCAATCATCAGTGGCCGCCCGGCGCGCACGTTCCCGCCTCGCCCGCTTCTGACACCGGGTAGAGCAGAACTGCTGATTCGATGCGACCTTCGTGTAGATCTTGTGACACGATCCGCAGTCGGCCTGCCCGAAATCGCGGACACGCAACGGGTCCGCAGGCTCAGGCTTCGGCACCGGCTTCAATTCTGGCGGCGGGGCCGGTGCGGGCACGACCAGCCCGAGCACTTCCAACAGGTCGGCGTTTCCGGTACGCCGCAGATACCGTCCCGCCGCGGCGCACGTGGCCGCGTGTAGCCGAGCCTCTTCACCCTGCCGCACCCGGATCCGGGTTGTGCCCATCCCCCCGCGCAGCGCGTCAACCGCCATGCTGCACCTTCCTCTCGCACCGCTTGCACCGCGCCGGAGGGGCGCCGATCAGATGCACCGACGAAGACACCCAGAAGCCGCACAACGCTGGGCCCACCGTCTCGCCCAATTTCCATGCGGTCGCGTGCATCCGGGTTATGTCGTTGTTCGGACGCCACACCACGTCAGGCACCGCACACCTCCCGATCCAGCAGTGCGTCATCCTCGGGCGGCTCGAGGGCGGGGATTCGTACGGTCACCACGCGCGGCACCCTCTTCGGTGACGGGTTGGTCTTGCGCCAGCACACCGGCCCCCACCCACGCGCGATGGATTCCGGGGTGCGGAGCTTGCGCTCACACCAGCGGCACCGGGGGATCGGCTCATCCACCGGGTGCCCCGATCTTCCGCAGGCACCGCCGGCACTTCGGCAGCGCCGCCGCGGTCTCGTACTCCAGCTGAGACCCGGTGCCGCGCCACTGGTCGTACGTCCACGGACCGATCCCGCACTCGCTGACGCATTCCCGCGGGCTGGTCAGCGCGTGCGTTACCTTCCCGTCGACGGTGTAGCGCCACTCGTACCGGTCCACCACGCGTGTCGGCTCATCCGCCATCGCGGTCATGTGAAGCACATCCCGTTGTCGCACCCGGTGTCGTCGTGCTCGCTGATGTCGAAGATGGGCAGCATCGCGCCCGCCTCCGGGATCGCGTCCGCGAGCGGCCGGTTGAACCGGGTCAGGTAAACCGGGTCCTTCTCCAATGTGGTCCGGCGCTCGTTGAGCAGGTCCTCCAAGTCGCACGCCCGACGGAACAGGTCCGGTTCGTCGCGACGCATCTCCGCCCACACCTGCGGCCGGTGGAACGGGCAGAACCAGCACGCCGACTTGCCCGGCACCGGCAGCCCGGCCGCGCTGATGACACGTTCGCAGTCCTGCCGCCGCAACGGCGGATTCTGGTCGAGCAGCGGATACACCGGATGCTCGTATGGCATCGCGCGCCGCTTGTTGACGCGCTCGATCTCATCCAGGCTGATCCCGATACCGACCGTGGCCGGATTGTCCTCGGTGGCGCCGTGCGCCTTCAGCCACGCGCCGATGACCTCGATCTTGTACGTGGCGGTACACGAGCGGGTACCCGGCGCCCCGTTGGACATACGCACCGGGATCGGCAGCGACCGCGACCCCTCCCGGGTCAGGCGGCCATACAGCGTCTCGACCTGGCCAGCAGCAACCCCGCGCTGGCGCACCTTGTGCAACTCGTGCAACTCGATGCCGTGCCGCTCGGCGTACGGGCCCGCCACCTCACGGACGTACGTCAGCGTTCCCGGGTGTTCCGAGTCGTCGCCGACGTTGGCGAACAGGAACACCGGGAAGTCGATGCGACCGGTCGCGGCCAGCACGAGCGCGGCCGTCGACTGGACACCCCCGCCGTAGCTGAACGCCCGCAGCGTTGTCGCGCTCATTGCAGCGTGATCGAGTAGACGGACCAGCCACCGACGGCCGGATATCGATGCTGGTTCAGGTCGCGCGCCTTCTTCGCCGCGCCAACCATCGACTTGGCGACGATCAATTCCTCCTCGACAACCGTGCTCCAGCGGAACACGACCCGATACGTATTCAGGTTCGGCTCACCCGCCATCGGTACCTCCGGTGCGAGCCAGATAGATGGTCGATCCCACAGCGACCGCGGTAGGGAGACGCACCCACCACGTCGGCGACGCGCCGATTACCTGATCGGCAACGCCGAGGAACGCGACCACGGCGGCGGAGACGCCGAGGGCGGCGGCGAGCGCACGATCCCTACGCATCGGTACCTCCGGGAGGATCGGCGGCGTACCGCGCATCGGCGCCGAGATAGACCCACCGGTCCCGCTGCACCAGCACCGCCACCCGCTCCGGATCGTCCGTCTGCGTCAGCAACCAGCCCATCGACTGCGCCACCGCCCGATGCGACTCCACCTCGCGGTGACACTGAGGACAGAGCAGAAGCAAGTTCGCAGGGGAGTTCGTGTCCTCCCGCTTGGTCCCGCCCAGCGCCCTCGGCCGCCGGTGGTGGACGTGGTGGTCGGTGCCGCGATGGTCCCCGACCGCCTCGGTGCAGATTTCGCAGGCGTAGCCGGCGCGCTCATACACGGCGTCCACGACGTCGCGATCCGGGCCGGTTGCCCGGAGCCGACGCTTCATCAGGACCCGCTTGAGCGCCTTCTTGCGGCTCGGTGGGAGGCTGCGGCGCAGCATCACGGCACCTGCCGTTCAGCCCAGTCGGCCATCTGCTCCGACGTCGGCTCGATGTAGAACACCGTCCCGTGTGGGCACTCGAACGCGTTCACGTCGTACGGCGACTCGATCAGCGGCGGAGCCGTAGAAACCACGACGTCCGCGCCCAGCTTGGCAGCGGAAGACTTGATGAACTCCCGGCACGCTTCTTCGTCAATCATTGGCGGGGCTCCGCCAGCGTGATCGGCCCGTCCAACTGAAGCCGGTCGACCAGCACCGTGGCGGCGTCGGCGAGCACCGCTTGCGCGTCGGGGGCGGCGCGTAGGGACAGCGACTTCGGCTGTCCGCCCACGCGCACGGCCAATCCGGGAATCTCCGTGCCATCGGCGTCGATGACCCGGCCCCCGTCTATGCGAAGCGACGCCATGAGCGCCATTTGGAACGCCGGGTTGACCGTGGGCACGATCTCCTCCGGCCGGACCCGCTGTACCCACGCGGTGAACTCGGCACCGTCCCGCACCGTGATGGTGTCCTTCGATACCGGCAGCGTGACGGTGGCCAGGTCGGGCAGGCGCCACGTCGGCGCGGTGCCGTGCTTCTCGAACTCTGCGCGGGCGTCCGCAGCCAACAGGTCCCGGTCGGCCCTCGCGCGCTTCGCCAGTTCGGCAGCCATGGCCTCTTGGAGCATCACCCGGCGGATCAGGTCTTGACGGTTCACTCCGCGCTCCCGTTCTGCCCTCGCATGTGGGCCAGGTATTCGCCCAGCAGGCGGGCATCGTTGCAGGTCTGGATCTCGACGCCCTGTGACCAGGCGGTGAAGTCGGCGGCGATCGTCGCTAGGCCGAGCCCGCGACCCTGGCCCTCCCGGGCGATCTCGGCACGGATCGCGGCGGGTTCTGCCGGGCGGGGCCGGGCCGCGTCCCACTCGCCTCTGCCGGCGCGCTCGTAGCTCTGCGCGTCCGGCTCCGGCTCATCCGTTGGGATGCACAGGGCCTGCAACAGCGCGATCCGATACGCCACGCTCATGGCTTTCGCGGCGCCCTTGTCGCCGAAGTCCATCGACTCCCCGGGCACCACCGCGTCGACATGGTCCCCCGCCGGTCCGTAGAACCGGTACCGCACCTGGACGGTGCATTCGCGGGAGCGCTTCTCTCGGACCGTCAGCACGTCCCGATACGACGCGGATTCGAGCATCGGCAGCACCAGCACGCCGTGTGCCCTCAGCGCCGGGCCGACCGCGTTCACGGTTGCGTCGATTCCCCGGAAGCTGTAGCCCTGCTCGGTGTTGCGGTCCCTCTTGCCGATCGATTGCACGTCGCTCATCACCCGCAACAGCAGCTCGACCACGGTCGGTTTCTGCTCGCCGCTCACTCGTCCACCTCCCGTAGTTGCCTCTCGGCGGACAGCGCGCGTGCCTGCCACCGATTCCGCTCCCGCTTCGCCTCGACCAGCGAGTAATAGAGATGGCTAGCGAAGCGCCGCGATGTGTCGAGCCGGGAGGTGAGCCGGCGCACCTCCCGGGACACCAGCCAAGCCAGGACCCTCACGACGCCCTCCTCTGGTGTTCCTCCCACAGCCGATCCCGGTCCGGGGTGTACGACACGAGGTGCACTCCGGCGCGTCGCTGCGCTTCCCACGCCTCCCGGGCCTGCCGCCGGTCGCGGATCTCGAACGCGGCGAGTTCGCCGACGGCGTGGGCGAGCACGATCAGAAACGCGGCGATCCCCAGCGCAATGGCGCCTTCGGCGAAGCACCGATAAGCGACGGCGCCGAACACAATCCACACCGTCAGGGCGGCAACAGCACGAGCAGTCCTCACACCACGCCGTCCCGGTAGATGCCATCAGCCGGAACCTCGCGCCTGATCAGGTCCCAGTCCGGAGCATCCAGACCGAGCGATCCGGCTATTGCGCTGGCCGCTTGCCTGTACGCTTCAGCCCGGCCGTTGCATGTCTGGTAATAGTGGCCGTCCATCGTCGCGCGGGCCGCGACGATGCATCGGCGGTACTCCTCGCCGATGCTGGCGAGCCACAGAACGACATCGGCGCGTAGCCGCTCCGCCTCGGCCCTCGCCTGGTCCCGCTGCTCGACCAGCGTGCGCACTGGAATCCGCTCCCGCGCGGCCTCGTCCCAGTAGTGCGTCACACCACACCGTCCAACGTGCACACGAGGTCATCCACGGACACGTACGCCTCGACGACCACCCGGGGTCGGTCCTGCGGCGGCTCATCGTGGCCGAGCGCCTCGGCGTACGACACGCAGTCGACGGGGGTGTCCCGGCCGACGGGCTCCCACATTCCGTCCGGCCCGCAGCCATCGACGTCCACGCGCAGGTAAGCGCGTTCCCGGCGGTCGCTGGACACCACCACGAGCACGCCCTCAGCCGGTGCGTGGTGGCTCGGGTCGGCGGCCTCAGCCAGTGCCCGCACCCGGGCAACCGTGGCGGTCGCCGCGTCCGCCTGGGCGCGTAGCCGCTCTACCTCAGCCACCAGCGCATCCCCGTACCGACCGACAAGGCGGCATCCGGAGCAGCACTGGCGTTCCCAACTGATCGGCGCGTGTCCCGCATGGAACTTCCGCAGCTCCCGGCGGATCGCTTCCAGGTCCAGCGGCTCAGCCATGGCGGGCTCCAATCTGCGCGCTGACTGCGGCGAGGACCCCGGCCGGCGGACGCCACAGCCCTTGTCTCCCGACGCATGGCACCGGATCGGGCAGCGGGTTGATCCACGTCAGCCGCCAGTGGCACTGGCCCGGCATAGCCCACTCCCCGCACGAGCAGTCGATGCCGTCGATCCAGCGGGAGGTGGCGCAGGTGCGCGCCACCCGGGCCACGGCAACGACCGCCGACGGTTGAACCGCGGTGAGGTCGGCGCGGGCCAGTCGCTGCCAGCCAACCTCATCCCATGCCTTGCCAGCGTGGATCAATAGCGCGTCCACGTGCTCCGGCGGCATCCACTTCCGGTTCTCGACGTTCTTCCCGTGGTGGGCGATCAGGTGCGCCCACGGGTTCTTCAGCGTGATGGCCCGCGCGTCGACCAACAGCGGGTGCAGTGGCTCAGCCATGGCTCCGCTCCCCGGAATCCTGCCCAGCCACGGCGGCCAGGTACGCACGGATGCCGATGCGCAACCCGTCACGGGTACCGAGCCGCATGATGATGCTCGGCGTACCGTCGCGCTCGTTGACGACGAATCCGTTCGCCCGGAAGAGCACCCCGATTCGGGCGTCGCGCATCTTGATCAGCACATCCTCGACGGCGAGATGCGCGGCGGCGAGGGCGTCTTCGTTCAGTTCGTCGGCCACGGCAACCTCCCGGTGCGCTCGTACTGCTCCCACTCGCGCTGAGCGCGGGATATCTGGGACAGCCACTCCGCATCCGTCCCGGCGATGGTCGTCCAGCTGTCGCGGGAATAGATGGTCTCGCCCGGGATCGCGGGCACGGCCAGGCCGAGCCGATCGGCGTCGACCAGCAGCACGCCGCCGATGTCCAGCTGGACCTCGTAGCGGCACCGGCCGGCGTGCCAGACCTGGCCAACCACCGCGCCCGGCCATTGGTCGGCACCGACAAAGACGCGCGCGCCAATCGGAAATGGCACGTCTCCGCCTGGGTGGATATCTGCCGGACCGGGTGTCGGCGCTTCGGCCACCTCGCCCCGGGTCGCCAGTGTCCGGCCGGCGCGTCGAATCCTGTGCGCCAGCGACCCCCACATCACCAGTGCCACCAGCACGATCGCCGAGGCAACCGTCAACAGGCCGATCGTGGCCAGCACTCCCACAACTTCTGCGCTCACCACACATCCCCTCTCTGTCCGATCTCGATGACGAGCAGCACCAGCGCGAAGCCCAGGGCGACAACGAACGCGACCGCCCCGGCGATCAGCGCGCCGATCCGCCACGGGGAGCGCCGGGGCTCATCCCGGCGCCATTCCCCGCTGTCCTCGTCCAGCACCCACGGGGGGAAGACCCGCTCCGTGCGGGCTTCGAAAGCCTGGGTGTCGTCGCTCACGGCGATCACCAGACCGCAAAGCCGTCGTGGTCGATCGCGCTACGCAGGTACGCGATCCACTGTGCCCAGTAGTCCGTCCAGCCGTTCTCGGCCGTCATCCCAGCCGCAGAAAAGGCCTCGGTGCGCCGGTCCTCAGTGGTCGACTCGTAAGCCGCGAGCGCGGCCTTGCACTCCTCGGGCGTGACGATCCATCCGTCATTGCTGCCGAACTTATGAAGTGGGATGGTGTCCCCGCCGGCGGGGTGATGGCGGCGGCAGGCCCGTACCTGCTCGACGTGCTCTCGTGCGGCGGACAAGACTTCGTCCGGGATGCCGTCCGGGAGTTCCTCGCCGTGCTCGAAGTGGCCTCGGGCCACTTCGAACTGCTCCTGCCTGGCCTCATCGTTGGCGAAGCGGTTCCACGGCGGCCACGACATTTCGCTGCCGGAGCCGTAACACATGTCGAGCCGCAACATCACATCCCGGACGCGGCCCATCCCCCAGATGTTCAGGCGGAAATACGAGATCTCCTCGGCGTCGATCAGGTCACTGATCGCCATGACTCCACACTGAGCCGCCTTGTATCGGGGCGTGGCATTTGCCGGTGGCGCGCCGAGTCGGCCCGTGCGGAACTCCTCCTCAGTGTGTCGGCCCCGTTCCTCGCGCGGCAGCGCGTCACGGTACGCGATGATGGAATCCCAAATCTCGCGGGCACGCTGGACGCGCTCCCGCTCGCCAGTCGGCTCGGTCAGAAAACGCATGTCGTAGCCCATGTCAGGCTCTCCAGTTCTCGATGGAACGCGACGGCGTCCGGAGCGGGGTCTTTGATGGGGCGGAGGGGGCTTGGGTGCCATGGGGGTCACGCACCGGACCCACCCCCGTACCGCTCCACCGCGGCCTCGAGCTGATCGACCGGAACCCGGCCGGGCCGGTAGTCCTTGGCGTAGCCGCGCGGCGCCTCGGTGATGAGTCCCTGGTCGTCGATGTAGAAGTACTCGTACCGGTCGGTGACGTAGCCACCCCGGCGGCGCGAAGTCACCAGCACGCGCACGTACCAGCCGTTGCCGTCGGAGCGCCGCCCGATCGGCGGATGGTCGCCCATCGCAACCACGTGGAATGTCTCGCTGATCTCGGTCAGAGTGACCGTGCGCGGCTCACGCTTCGCCATCACGCACCCTCCTCAGATGTGGCAGTCCAGGACCACCAGCACGGTGGCCGGGTCCAACTGGTCGAGATAGGCGTTCACCGCGACGTGGTATCCGGCGCGCTCCCCGGGGCCGTCCGAGGACATGCCGAACCAGCCCATGCGGCCAGGCGCGATCCATTCCCGCCCCAGCGTCACCAGCGCGTATCCGGGCACCGCGCCGCGCCGGGCATTAGCCAGGTACTCCTCCCGAGGTGGCAGGAACTCCTCCACCAGGCACCCCATGGACCACTTGAACTCGTCATACCTGGCCGCCTGCCGGATGCGCGGTTGCTCGCGGTACTGCCCACGGGCGTCGTCCCACGAGATCTCGCCCAACTCGGCAAGAGAGCGAAAGTGCGCCCACTCCTTGGCTGACGGCGTCTTGGCGCAGATGGCCTCCCACCGGTCGTACCGCTCGCCGGCCTTGCGCCCCGCCGCGTCGCGCATCGCCTCGAAGTCCAACAGGGCGATCGGCCCTCCGTCGCAATGCAACCCGCTCTGGTCTTCCGGTGAGTCCCAGTTGCGCTCCGCGAATAACAGGCCCGGCTTCAGCTCCTTGGCCAGGAAGTAACCGCGCCACCGGCCGCCAATCCGCCAGTAGTCCCATTTGGACTCCGGGTTGTAGGTGCTCCAAGTGAACGCGCGGTTCGTCTCGGCGTCGTAGTTCAGCCGGCTCGAGTCGTCCGTGTCGCCAACGAGCGCGACCGCGTTGGCCGGGTGGTACTTCTCGTTGTAGAGCCGGACGACCGTCTCCCACGTGGTCGGCGACTCACCGAGCCGCTCGACCCACCGCGCGTCATCGGCGTACTCCTCGCGCAGCTCCGCATCAGTCTTGTCTGGCCGGCCGAACACCACGCTGCGGCGGTGGTGCCCGGCGATCGTGCCGGTGCGGTGGTGCTCGGCGCCCCGGCGGACCGCGCCGACCCACCAGTAGTCCTCTGGTCCGCCATCCTCGTAGTTGCGGTACGGCTCGACGTCGAGGCCCTCGTTCCAGGGCTCCATGACGTCGCCCAGCAGGTCTTCGGTCTTCGCCGGATCGGTGTCGGCCGGCAGGCAGACCAGGACAGAGAAGTGGCTCATCGGGCAGGCTCCGGGTGTGCGAAGGGAACAGGGGTTGATGCCATCTCGGCGCGGTGCCGTCCACGGTGGAGCCGGCGGCGGATGGCGCGCAGGATGGCCATCACTGAACACCGCCCTTCGGCTCAGCGACGGTCAACGGCAGTCCACCGATCAGGCACGGCTCGCAGCAGTGGTCACCCTCTGCCGCGCAGTAGAAGTCCTGCCACGGGGTGCACACGTACTCAGCCCCGCACCGGTCGCACTTCACCTGCTTGCCCGCGTTGTCGCAGTCGGGATGGGTGGCCGTCACTGGGCACCATCCGCGAGCTTCGCCTTGAGCGCGGCCACCTCGGCGCGCAGCTCATCCGCCTCGGACCGGGGGGCCGGCACTGTGCCGTGGATCGACACCAAGACCCGGCCGACCTGCCCGTCCGCCCGGTAGCAGATCCCGTCATCGTTGCGGTGGGAGTTGCCGCCAGGCTTGCCCAGCAGGGCCATCCCGACCGCGTCGATAATTCCTGCGGTTTCGGGGGCGCCGCCGATGGGCCCGGGGAGGATGCTGATCGTGATGAACGGGTCCTTGCCGCAATTAGCGGCCGGGACGTCGGCGAGCGTCGCGCACCGGTCGGACAGATCCCGCAGCGCAGCGGCGGCCACAATCCACGCGTTGGCCTTCTCGGTCGGCTCGATGGTGTCGATCGTCTCTGGGTTCACCGGGTGCTCCTCTCTTGCTTGATCGCCCAGCAGCCGGCGCGGTGCTCGGTCCGCTCCGTCTCCGGACACGGGTCGCATTCGGCACCGGGGAGGTCGATGGCGGTGATCGGGCAGCCGCACCCGTCGGCGCCGATCTCGTACCGGTCGCTGCACGTCTCGGGCAGCCGGCAGTGGTCGTCACCGACCATCAGCAGCCGGTATCCCGCCAGGTAGCGGGCCGGGTCGGCGTGAATGCGCTCGATCATCTGGTCCCAAGCCATGTGGACGTCCTGCGGACCGCCGAGGGTGTGTCCGGTCACCTCGTGGTAGCGCTCCATCAGCACCATGGGACCGCGGACCGGAATGTCGGCGGGTGTGGCCGGGGGGAGTTGCCCGGTACCCTGCGAGATGGACATGAGGACTTACCTCCTCGTCTGGGCGGGTCATTCGTTGGTGGCGGATGACCCGCGTTTCGTTGGGGGTCCGGGCCCGGCGGAGCAGCGAGGGCACGCACGACGTGCCGGGCCCGGACGTCTATGGGGACAGCGCTTTGCGCAGGGTGGCGAGGGACTTCTCCGCCTTCACCGCGCGGGCCTTCCATTCGTCGCGCTCGCCCGACAGGCGCTCGATCGCGGCGAGCAGACCGGCGTGACGCTGCTCGATGACCTCGCGGAGGTTGTCCATGACGTCATCGACGGTGCCCACCCGCACCGGGGCCGATTCGGCATGCACCCGCAGGTGAGGCCGGACGCGCACCATGTGCGGGGTGGTGAAGTCGCAGTGCGCGCAGCCGAACATGACGCTGCCGTCGCCGAGAAGCAGTTGGCGGATCTGCTTGTAGTAGATCGGTTTCTCGGGTGTCGACAAGGGACTCAGGGCCGGATCGTCGGCCACAACCTCATGGCCATTGACCGTGGTGGCGGTCACAGATCTCCTCCAATGGATTCGGCGTACCGGTGCAGCGAAGATCCGACGGCATACGCCGCGTCGGCCAACTCGGGGCCGACGTCAACCGGACCCGCCTGGTGAAGAGCGGCGACCAGCCAGCCCACGGCGGCGATGAGGTCGGGCACGTGCCCGCTCAGGTCCTCGCCGGTGGCGAGCAGCGCCTCAGCGCCCTGCCGGACCGCGGACACGAGGGGGGTTACACCCGGGCCGGCCGGCGCCGGCCCGGGTGCTGCGCCGGCTACAGGCGCGGGGTGATTGGGGTCCCCGCTCGTCGGCGCATCCGCCACTCGACTGGCGGCCGTCTCGCCTGCCCCGACCGGCCCGATCACGCTCGGACCGGTCGTGGCTTCGGTCCCCGATGTAGCCGCATCGGGCTCAAGCTGGGCGACAGCCTCACCCGCGGGGGCAGGTGGCTGGATCCCCGGCCGGGCGGGTGCAGTCTCATCAGCACTCGACAAGTCCGATCCGGCCGGGGAGTCTGGGGCCGGCGCCGGAAGGGGTTCGGCGCCGGCCGGCTTGTGGGCGGGCTTGGCGGCGTACCGCTTCCCATCAGCACCGATGACCTCCGCAGGTGGCTCTCCCGGAGCCACCTGGGCCTCGTGCCCGGCGACGGTGTTGCGGCTCACGCCGAGCGTGGTCGCGATGGCGCGGTTGCTCAGCCCGCCGAGCCGCAACTCCTCGATCGCCTTCGCGCGGTGCTCCGGGGTCAGCTTGAGCCGCTGCTCCGAGAACTCCTCATCGACGTACGCCTGCCACGAGTCGAAGCCGAGGACCTTCCAGTCCTGATCCCGGTACGCATCGGCGATGTCCGCCAGCGTGGCGAAGTAGCCAGCGATCCCCGCGCGGATCCGCCCGGCACGGGCACGGGCCACCTTCACCGCGGTCTTCTCGACGAACTTCATCGGGTCACCCCCGCGCCCCGGCTGGCCCTCACACCAGCCGGGGACACCACACCGAGCGCAGCGGAGATCCAGTCATCACCACGTCCGGGCGTCAGGGTGGGCCCGGCCGCCGCCTCACCAACAGCGGCCGGGCCCGGGGTGGAGACGAGCACCGACCGCCGAACGGCGCTCATCTCCGGAGAGGGGGCGTACGAGGGGCCGCTCGGGGGAGGAGTCAGCGGCCGGGGCGGGGGGAGAGGAAGAGGAGGGGCTGGGGGACGCGGAGGGGTGGCGCACAGCCGGCCGACGACCAGCAGGACCGCCAGCCCGGCACCAACCGCGGCGCCGACCAGACCGTGGAACTCCAGCCACGGGTACGCGCCGGCGATCAGCAGAGCTATTCCGACGCCGGTGAGCAGACGGGCCAACAGGGACAGGACCGCTGGGAGCGCCTTCGCCGGGACCGGTCCGGTGGTCAGAGTGGTCATGCCGCACTCCGAGTGTCCGCCGGAAGCATGTCGCGGATGTTCATGCCGAGCACCTCGGCCAGGAGCGCCAAGTCGTCGACGTCGCACGCGGTCTTCGCGGTGAATCGGTCGCTCACCCAGGCGTCAGACCGGCCGCAACGACGGGCGACCTCCTTCTGCGCCAGACGCTGCCGCGCCGTCTCGGCGCGCAGCACCCCCGCCACGTAGTCGCGTACGGTGTGTGTCATGGCTCCATGATGTGAGGCAAAGCCTCACACGTCAAGTGCGCTGAGTCTCAGATCGGCCGAAAGGTTGACTAGGTTTGGCTATACCGGTCATCCTTAGGCTATGGCGAACAACGACACGAGTAGAGCCAGCGGCCTATCCACACATGTGGTCGCCGAGATCAGGGCCGACCTCGGGCGGCAGGGCATGTCTCAGCGCAAACTCGCGGAGCAGATGGGCGTATCACCGAACTGGGTCAGTGGCCGGCTGTCCGGGGACATCGCGACGACACTCGACGACCTGACCGCGATCGCCTCGGCGTTGGGGAGACCGGTCGCGTTCTTCCTGCCGCAGGACGTCGGCGAGGTGATCCCCTTCGATCCCGAGGTGATCCGCTCCCATCCACTTCGGTCGAAACCAGCCCGCCACGCTCCGGGCGATAAGAGAATTACATCCGGGTATTCCGCGCGCCGTCCGGGTGACCACCGACGGGCCGACCGGCCCTCGCGCCGGCCGATCATCCGGCCGAGGAGGCGCCACGCGGACCGTAACCCCCGGAAAAGAGCCCGCCTCACATTCCACCATGGATTGTCTGGTTCCCCGATCTCGCCCGGACCCCGGGTAGGGGGAGTGTGACTGAATGACTCCAGAAATCGGGGACTACCTGGATCACCTCCGGCAATGCGGCCGGTCCCCCCGCACCATCACCCTCCGCCGGATGGTCCTCACCAGGATCGACGGCGATCTCCCGTCCGGACTTCCCCGGGCCACCCCGGACCAACTCCGGGCATGGATCTACCGGGACGACTGGTCGAAGTCGACCCGGGCGGCGTACTACGGGTGCGCCGCGGCGTTCTTCGTCTGGGCCACCGACCCCTGGGAACCTCGCCTTCCAGCGAATCCGATGCGGTCACTCCCCCGGCCGCAGATGCCGCGGGGACTCCCCCGGCCGATCACCGATGTCCAACTGCGGGATCTGCTGGGCGGGGTGGAGGGCCGGATCCGGACATGGTCGCTGCTCGCCGCGTATGAGGGGCTCCGATGCTGCGAGATCGCCGGCCTACGCCGGGAGGACGTTGGCCCGGACTCGCTCAGAATCGTGGGCAAGGGTGACAAGGAGGCGGTCCTCCCCACTCACCCACTGGTGTGGGATGCGGTTCGTAGACTGCCGGACGGGCCGGTCGCCCGGTCCCGGGCCGGGGACCCGGTCGACGCACACTACGTCAGCCACACGGCCATCGTGCACTTCGCCGTCGCCGGCGCCCGGGGCGTCACCCTGCACCGACTCCGGCACTGGTTCGGCACGACCGTCTACCGCCAGACCCGCGACCTGAGGCGGACGCAGGAGCTCCTCCGCCACGCCTCACCCACCACCACGGCGGTATACACCCTGGTCAGTGATGAGGAGCGCGAGATGGCCATCCGCGCGCTCCCCACCTTCACCGCGCCCTAGCAGAGCGATCGGTTCGCAGCACGATACCGCGCCCCTCGGACAATTTCGAGGGGCGCGGACATGAATGAGCCCCCCACCTCTGTAGAGGTGGGGGCCGGGGAAGACGGCAAAGAGCCGCCCCGCTCTCCCGAAGGAGGCGGGGCGGCTCAGTCCCAGCGACGTGTGGTCAGCCGTCTTCCACGATCATTGCTGCCGGTTCGGCACGGCGTAGACCACGCCGAGCCCGGCCAGCGTGGCCAGCGCGATGGCGATCCACTCCTTGCCACTCACCCCGCCGTCGAGCGCGGGGGCGAGCGCGGTCAGGCCGGCGATCAGCCCGGCAACGATGGCCTTGGCGTACTTACCCATGGTGGTCTCCTAGACCCTCGGCGGCCAGTAGGCCGCGATGCTGGATTCGTACGGCAAGTGCTCCCGCGCGGTCTGCTCGTCCTCGTACAGCACGGCGGACGACGCGAGCACCGGCTGTCCGAAGTCGGGCAGGACGGTGAGGTTGACCGTCCACCCGCCGGCCGGGTGCTCGGACCAGACGCGGGTGATGATGGCCGGCGCGACGTCGGCGCCGTTGCTGCGGGCAGATCCGCCGACGGCGAGCACGATCCGACCCAGGCTTGGCTTCTGCATCGATGATCCCTTCAGGGTGTGGGGTGGTCCCGGCCGGCTCCACCCCAGAAAGCCGGCCGGGAGATCAGGGCTGGGGTTCCGCGCCAGTCGCTACGGCTACGGCTTCGACCCGGTCCCGCATCGACCTGCCGCCGTCCGGGCTCAACTCCCGCTCGACCTTGGACAGTCGGAGGCCGTGGTCGGCCTGGGTTTCCTGGATCTCGGCGAGGCGCACCATCACCCCGGGTCGGGCGGGCACGCCGTCCCGGGCCGGCTCGCCACGCCAGTCGGCGAGGAAGTCCGCGACGGCCGCGGCGAGCCGGCGCATGGGGCGGGTCAGGTACACCAGCCCGGCCGTGCCTGCAGCGAGTACCGCGATGCCTCCGCAGACCCCGGCGACGATGGCCCAGGCGGACATCAGTCCCGGACCTGCGCCGCGCCACCCTCGCCGAGGTCCGCCACGGCGTCACGGAAGTCGGCCCGCACCACGGCGAGGCGCTCGTCCACCCCGGCGAGGATCGCCGCCGTGTCGACCGAGCCGCCACCGGCCGCGATGGTCGCGGCGAGCTGCTCGACAATGCCGCGCAGCGCGGTGACTTCCGCGAGCACCGGGGCGACCGCAGCCGTGGTGTGTGCGCGGGTGTTGATGTGGTGGACGTCCGTCCACCGAATGAAATCGGCGAGCCGGGTGGTGGTTGGGGCTTTGGCGGCGTTGACTTCCCGCCGGGCCCATACCGCCTCGGCGGATGCCTGGGCAATTCTGGTGATGTCCTCGGGGGTCACATCATCCTCCTGTCCCCATTGGCCGAAGTCGGCCTGCCTGCTGCGGCACAGGTCGACGATGCCGCCTGCCAGTGCTATGTGGTTGCGGTACTGCTCGATGTGGTTTCCGGCGTGCCAGTTCCCGCCCGACCAGGCGTAGGTCTGCCAGAACCACCGCGCCACTCCATCGCGAGCGGCCCACCGGACACAGTCGTACGACCCGTACACCCCGACCCGCTCTGGGCCGAGGACATCCGCGGCGCCGCGCAGAGATGCCGCCACCGCCGGCCACTGGCCTGCGCTGACGTCGAAGTCGACGCTCAGGTAGATCGGCCGGTCGGCCGGCATGCCGAGCGCGCGGAAGTGCGCCTCCGCCAGCCTCGCCCACTCCTTCCCGGCGTCGAACCCGCCGAGAAGCCCTGACGCGGAACCCTCCACATTGGCCACCAGCCACAACCCGGCCGACCGCAACGCATCAGCCTCAGCCCGGTTGATGTGCTTCCACGATCCGCCGGCCCCGCCGTAGCGGACCACGAACCGTTTCCCCGCGGCGAACAGCCCTGAGGGGGATGGATGGTCGGCGGCGTAGTCGACGCCCTCCATCAGGCCAGTACCTCCGCCAGCGCCTCGAACTCCGGCCACGTCGGATGGTTGGACAACCGGCAGCCGCCGATGTCCCACCAGGGGACCGCGTACTTGTTGGTCTCGTCCGGCATTAGGTCGGTGAACGTGTCGGCGTCCGGGCCGTCCTTGCCGTACTCGCGGCTGTAGCCGACCGCCGGCCAGGCGGCCAGCATCGACGCGGTGGTGGATGGGCTCGCGGTCGCCCCGAACAGCGTCGCGTAGTCCGCGGTCAGCGTGCCGGACAACATGACCGGTCGGCCCGCGAGTTGGGCTGGGGCGCGGTCGAGTCTGAGCTGAGGCATGGGGTGATGCCTTTCTATCCGGAGATGTAGTCGACGAACGCGAAGGTTGGCCGGGTGCTGGCGGCCTCGCGGCGAATGTTGCCGGTGCCCGCGTTACGCACCAGGCCGATGATGAAGGTCTTCGCCGCGGTCGACACCGCGACATATTCGTAATACAACAGGTACGGATGACCCACCGAAGACGACGTAGGAATGTGCAGGTTGTCCCCACCGACCTCAGTGCCTGCGATGGTGTCTTCCCGCAGCCGGATGATGGCCGTGTCGCCGGCGACGGACGACCCGACCCGCACCATGACCGAGATGCCATACGTGCGGCCGGACACCAGGCTCGCGGTGACCGAGGCGATCTCGGTTTCGGTGGTGGTGATGGACGCGGAGTCGCTTGTCTGTTTGGTGCCGGTCGCGATCCGCTCGCCCGGAAGCCGGCCGGCGACAAGCTCTTGCCCAGCACTCGACATGTCACAGTCCTATGTAGGCTCGCGTGGCCAGACGTACCGTCTCGCCGGAGGGGATCGTTTTGGCAACGTTGACCGTCGTGCCGACCGTGAAGGTCTGCGGGCTGCTCGCCCCGGAGATGTTGCTGACGCTCAACACGACACCGGCTACCTGGATGTCGAAGTCGACAGTGCCGGTCTCCCACAGCGGATAGCCGGCCGCGACCGCCACGGACAGGGACGTCCCGGTCCCCGCGACAAAACTGGATGCTGTGGTGGAGCCGTCCGACCCGATCCGGCCATACGTGGCGTGGTCCAACTCGCCAACGATGTACGGCGAGCCGGGCGCGCACACGTAGGTGATCAGCCGGCGGTGCGTGCCGAACGTCTCACCGATCCCCAGCACCAGCATCGACAGGGTCGGCTGGTTGTCGAGGTTCGCCACGGTGATGACGTCGCCGACGTCGACCAGGGAGGCTGCCTGCGCCATGGATGGCACGGCGTCGAGGTCGACGGTGATCTGCGGGTAGCGGGCCTCGTCCACTGTGCCTAGATGCCGGCGCCACTGCGCCCACCCGGGGAGGTCCCCGTCGGCGGCCACTGCTGCCTCGTGCTCGACGGCGTTGAGGCCCACCCCGTCCGGCGGGTCCTGGATCGACATGCGACCGGTTTCGAGGACGGACCGGGCCTCCGAGCCACGGGGCCGTTTCGCGGTCACGTCGTTTTCTGTGGGAAGGTCATCGATGAGCGGGTACAGCGGCGGGGAGATACCCTCGGTGGTCATGTCGAGCGCCAGCACCGGGGTTTGGTCGTAGAGGCTCCGCGTGGTGCGCAGCGCGAACCCCAGATATGAGCGGGGCTCGTAAAGGATGCCCTGATCGGCAAACGCCGCTTCAGTCAACAGGCTGACGAGCGTTTTCACAGCCTGGCCGGACATCGGTGGCGTGTCCCCGGCAGTGCCGTCCAACGTGAACGTGATGCCCTGCTCGGTGCACAGCCGCGACATGCGCGTCTCAGCCAGTTCATCCGCCCACCCGACGGCGAGGTTGGCCACTTCGGTGATGTCCAGCCCGTTGCCCGAAGACACTGCAACGGAAGCCATCTGCGGCTCGGCGCCGCCCGTACCACGGATCAGCACCGGCTTAGTCAGGGTGTCGGCGAAAGACTGCACACCGGACCAGTAGAAGGTCCCGGTGCCGACCGGGTTCCACTTCACTTCCCAGTTGATGTTCCCGCCGGACTGCACCGCGTGCAGCTGGATAGCCAGCCAGTTGGGGGGTTCGGCTCCCGCCCCGTAGGCGGAGGTGAATGTATCCAGCAGGGAGCCCGAGGCGTTGTCGTACACCTCGAAGGTGAATGAGGTGCCGTCGATATCCAGGAACCACTCCTGATCGACGGTTTCCACCCGGGCGAAGTTGGAATATCCGCCCGGGGTTGTTGGGAATCGGACCTCGAACGTCACAGCCCATTCCGACAACGATGAGCGGACGGGAAGAGTCATCAGCCCGGTCGACGAGAACGACGCCACCGACGCGGCGCCCACCAGGTCACCCGCATCGGCGCCCAGAGTGACGCTGGAGAATTTCCCCGCGCTGCCGCCGCCGCGCACCTCCGCCAGGGTCGTGGCAGAGGCACCCTCCTCCAGCGGCCAGTACGCCACCACGTCCGCATCGACCGACAGCCCCCGGTACAGCGCCGATCTCAACGGGGAGGCTCGTTGGGACAGCCGCCGCATGATCCCGGCCGCCTCGATGTCACACCACCGGTCACCCCTGCCCGGCGTCACCAACGGGTCGATGACGCTGCGGCCGGGCTTCCACGACGCGACCTCGCCGACGAACCGGGCCACGTTCACCGTCAGCTCGTAATCGTCCAATGTGAACTGCGGGTCGGTGGTGTTGGTGTTTCCGGACGCCCGCCCGCACCGGATCCCAACATGCCCCGGGATGGGCAACGCTGGGTCCACGACATGCAACTGCCAGTCAGGCTCCGACCCAGCCAGGTCCCAGCACTTGACCCAGATGTCCCTGGCGGTCACCCGGGCCTTCAGCCGCATCGTCTTGCCGTCATACGTCACGCCGGCGGCGTTCGCCGAACCCAGGGAGGCGCCGGCGGAAGAGTACACGAACAGCCCGATCGAGTTGCTTGTGGTGGCGCCCGCCCGAACCAGCACGTAGGAACTGGAACTTGTGCCGCGGAACGTCAGGTTGGCCGGCTCCAGGTTGGCGCCCGACGCGAGCGGACAGGTGAAGGTGACCGCCTGCTCGCAGTCCTCGATCTCCAGATCGTCCAGGTAGCTGAACCGGTACCCGGCATCCACCGGAACGTACATCCGGCCCTGCCCGCCGCTCTGCGACCAGTCCGAGGCCTGCACCGTTCCACCGACGCCAACAAGCGTCCACGCCCCCCCTACGTCCGCTGCCGCCCAACCGGAGGCGACCGTGGCCGCGAACGCGGCACGCGCGTCCGCCCACGATCCCGTTGTGGCCTGCGGCTCCCACCCGATCCGGATCGGCGTGTTCCTGCCGACCAGGCCGTACACGGCCGAGGCCGGGTCGTACGGGTTGTATGAGTCTTCTCGCGCGTCCAAAGACAACGAACATGACGACGGCACCGGGCCGCCCGCCTCGTTCCGCAACCCCCGGACCGGGGTGATCGACGACCGTGCGGATACCGGAACCGCGTTCCACTGGTCGGAGTGGAACAGTTCGACGGTGAAGTTCTGTTTCACCGCGTTCCCCCGAGGGCGAGGTCACCGCGGCCGCGGATCGCGCCTTCCAACAGCTCGACCAGGGCCTCTGCCAGGCGGGAGCCGTCGCCGCGGATCTCGATGACGATCGGTTCCCGGGACTGCCCGGCCGGGGTGACCCGTTCGCCGGCCTGCAGCAGGGCGAGCATTTCCTGACCCGGGGCGCCGGGCACGATCCCACCACCGTGGAAGGTGGGCAGCCGCGGTGCGGAGATCGAGGCGCCGCCGATGCCCGGCACCCAGCCGGGCACCGACCAGTGGAGCCGGCCAACCGTGTTGTTCCAGGCCCGGCTGATGAAGTTGAACGCCGCCCGCCACGGCGCGGTGATGATGTTGAACAGGCCTGAGAACGCGGATCGCAGCCGCCGGGGAATGGCGCCCAATTGGTTCCCGAGCCAGGAGAACGCGCCACCCAACCAATCCCAGACAGCCTGTGCCGCGCTCCGTATCCCGCGCCACGCCACCCGCCACGCCGTTTGAAACCACGTCGTCTTCGTCGCTATGAGGATGATGATGGCCACGAGCGCGGCTATCGCAACGATGATGATGCCGATCGGGTTCGCGGTCAGGGCCACGTTCCACAACCACTGCGCCGCGGTGGCGATCCCGGTGGCGACCGATTGCGCTATCGTGACGGCGCGGGCGGCTACTGATGCAGCAGTCGACTTGATTGTGGCCAGACTGAGCGCGCTGTGCGCCATGGCCAGAAGGTTGGTCGCACCCACCACGCCCAGCAGGAGCGGGGTGACGGAGTCGATGGCGGCGCCCCATTTTGACATCGGCCCTGAGTCCAGCGCGTGTTGCGCCTCGGCCAGGTCGAGGGCGGCGTCCTTCCCGTCCCGGGTGGCCTGGGTGGCGTCCAGTGTCGCCTGTCGGCCGTCTTCCAGCGCCTGCGCAGCATCTGCTCTGGCCTGCTCGGCGTCCACGTCGGCCTGAGTGACATCGGCCGTTGCCTGCTTAAGATCGATCAGGGCCTGTTTCGCCTCTGTCGAGTTCTTGCCGTGTTCCTTGACCGCCTTGGCGTATTCCTTGTCGGCCTCGGAGGCGTCGAGGGCCGCCTGCTCCAGATCGATCTGCGCCTGCTCCATGTCAACGTCGGCTTGCTTCCCGTCGATCATCGACTGTGTCAGGTCGAGCTGGGCCTGCTTCAGGTCCCGCATGGCTTGCTTCGCGTCGATGCCCGCCTGCTCGACGTCCGCGAGCGCGCGGGCCTTTTCCGCAGCCACGCGCCGGCCGCGGTCCATGAAGTCAGCCAGCCCGGTAACCGCACCCCCGGCGTCGCCGATCGCGGCGGACATGCCGGCGGCGGCGGCGCCGAGCCGACCGATCCCCGACTCCAGCGTGGACGCGGGGCGGTCGGCCTCCTGCATCTTGCTGCCGGTCTTCGCCGCTTCGTCGCCGACCGTCTTGACGGCGCCTTCGGCTTTCTTGGCTGCTGCGGTGAGCTTGTCGGCGTCTCCAGCGAAGGTGAGTTTGACCTCGTTCTTCGACGCCATCAGCTCACCTCCAGCCCAGCCTCAGCGGCCACGTCCCGCAGCGCCTTACCCAGCACGTCACCGAACGCGCCGGACTGGCTCAGCTCGTAGTACGACGCGTAGATATACCGGCCGTCCTTGAGGAATGGGCGCTTGACGGACTTCTTGCGGCCCACCCGCCCACCGAAGTCCAGCCACGGATAGTGCTGCGCCCGGGTCCCGCCGGCCTTGACCTGCACGGCGCCCCGGGTCGACGCGGCCCGCAGAGACCGTTGCGCCTTCCCGGTCCGACGGGGGATGCGCGGCCGGGCCCGGGTGATGACCAGGTTCGCGGCTTCGTTGTTGGCGATCCGCACCCGCTTGACCGAGGCTGGGTCGATGGCCTTCAGCCGCCGGGCCAACTCGGCGAGCCCTTCGACCTTGACCTGATCCATTACCGCCCCCGCTTGGATGCCAGTTCTTCGCGCTGCGCCTTACGCGCGTAGTAGACGGACCACTGCACGAATTCCATGTTGGACAGTGACTCGCGGAGTTCCGCGACGGTGCGGCCGAGCTTCTGAGCGAGGAAGAATTCGAACTCAAGCCCCGGGGTCGTCTCCATCGCTTTTGTACGCCTCCTTGGAGGCGTTCTTACTGATGCCGGACAGCTCGTTGACCTTCATCGCCACGTCGTTTATTTCTGTGGCGGGTGAGCCGGCCTGCCATGCCGCGATGTCGCCTTCGGTCATCGGCGGGTCCACCATGCACAGGGCGAGCGTCTTCCGCTCCCACACCATGTGATCCTTGCCCTGCCACTCCTCAAGGTCCTTCATCTCCTGCCGAGACAGGCCCCTGACCGTGATGGTCCCAACGCCCGGGATATCGACGGTTCCCTCCGGCACCCGGTTCGCGAGAAGCTTGCTTTTGTCCATTGTGGGGTGTGTCCTGTCTACTGGTTGGTGGAAGTGACGTCGTCGGACAGCTGCAAGTCGCAGGACCACTTGACCATGTCCGCCACGGGGGATGTCTCGGTGTACTTCATGACCAGCGCGTTCACCGTGTCCTGGGGGAGACCGGAGCCGGTTCCCTCCGGCCGGCGAACCAGCGTGACGTTCGTGCCGATCAACGGCTCGATGATGTCGCGGGGCCCGGAAGTCGTGTTGTCGTACACCCCTTCAACGCCGCACTGTCCATTGAGGAGACCGCCTTGAAAGACGTGCGCGTCCTTGCCGTACGTGGTCACGTCATGGCTGTCGGCGGACCGCTCGAAGTTGGAGTTGGTGCAGTACGCCGAGATGTCGTTCGACGCGAGGCTGATGTACGTGTCCCTGCCGTGCACGAATCCCATGTGGCTCAGCTCCCTTGACCGAAGATGTCGAGTTCGAAAATCGCAGCGTGGTAGTCGGTGTTCTGCCAGTTCAGGACGTCGAACTCGACCCGGGTCACCCGCAGCGAATCGAACGCCGTGTAGGTGCCGGCTTCCACGACGGCCTTGACTGATCTGGCGCCGGACCCATCGCAGTACGCCCCGATTCGGGTCATCACCGTGCGATCCGACACCCGCCCAACGACCACGAGCAGCGGCCACGTAATCCGGTCCGAGCCGCGCCCATACGTCTGGTCGAAGTCGATGGAGTCGGGGAGCACGAGGATTCCGGCCGGCGGGGTGATGGAGTCTGGCGGGCCCTTGTGGCACCGCAGGCCGTCGATGGTTTCCAGTTGGGTGACGATCTCGCCGGCAACGTCGTCCACGTTCACGCGAGACCGTCCAGAACGTACGGGCCCAGCAGGTCCTCAATGTCACTGTCGAACCTGGATACCCGGATCGGGCCCTGGTCGGACCAGCCGGCAACACCCTCTGGCGAGTCCCGGCGCATGAACCGGCGGTTGGCCAGCAGCCAGGTTGCCTCAGACACGTTCGCCGGGACGGTTGGCCACCCCCATGGCGCGGTTATCCGAACCCGCGTGTTGGTGCACCAGCAGCCGTAATCCCGGCGCAACGCGGTGATCGCGTGCCCGCGCGCGAGGGCATTCTCCGGCTCGGTGAAGTAGTCGGTGACCGCCGTCCATGTCGTTCCGTCGCCGACCTCGACAACGAGTCCGGTGGTGGAGCCGATGTCGTCGACCAGGAGCAGTTCACCGTCCCGGTCGCGGGTGACCCGTCCGCGGGTGCGGTAGGTGCGGGCAGTTGCGGAGGAGTCGCGGTAGAAGTGCCCACCCTCACCCCTGCATCGGACGTCGATAGCGCGGGACGCGCGCCACAGCCGGGTGAGGAACGCGGCGTCATCCACGGTGTCCGTGACGCGTCGAGCGTCCTTCAGCTCCTCCAGCCCGGCGTAGATGCGGGAGAGGTCGGTGGTGAAGACCTGCCAGGTGCCGGCGACCACATCGGACGCGGTGCCGGTGCCGGTCCATACGTAGATCCATAGCCCGTTCTCAGAACAGGCAACGTCCTTGGTGTAGACCCCGGTAGCTGACTTGGTGATCTGCCCGGCGGCGTATGTGTAGGTGGTGGCAGTCCCGGACGGCGTGGTGATAGTCAGGGACACGGTCGTCGGATCGGTCGGCGTCCCGTTGACGCTGAAGGTGTTCGTCAGCGTGGCCAGTTCGGACGCGGACTCGTAGAAGACGGTGGCGGTCATTCAGCCTCCTACGGTCGGTGTGGACGTGGCCGGCGTGGTCACGGCGGCGGCAGAGGTGCGCCCGGCCGTCACCGACGGGACGGATGTGCGCCCCGCGGTCACCGCGGGTGTGGAGGTGGCGCGGGCGGTTACGGCCCGGGGAAGGGCGGTGTCCGTCTCGGTCGCGAGCCCGGCAAGGGCCCGCTTGTGCGCGGATGCGGCGAGCGCCGCGGCGGTTTGGGTCGCAAGCCCACCGGTGGCGACCTTGCGCGCCGTACCGCCTATGGCGGCGTCGGTTTCGACGGCCAGACCGCCGGAAACGACTGTGGTTCCGCCGACCGACCCCATCAGCGCCGTGTCGGTTTCCGACGCAAGCCCGCCCGTCGCGGTCTTGCGCGCAGAGCCGGCCAGCCCGCTATCCGCCTCGGCGGCGAGCCCGCCGGCCACCGTCTTGGATGCCGCGCCGGCCAGTCCACTGTCGGTCTCAGTGGCCAGCCCACCGGCCGCGGTCTTGGTGGCCGCGCCGGCTAGAGCCGTCTCGGTCGAGGTGGCCAGACCACCGGACACCGTCTTGACGACAGCGCCCGGGAGAGCCGTCTCGGTTGAAGATGCCAGCCCGCCGGCGGCCGTCTTCCGCGCGGTGCCGGCGAGAGCTGTCTCAGTCGACGCGGCGAGCCCACCCGCGGCCTGCTTGGCGGCCGTCCCGGTGAGTGCCGTGTCGGTGGTGGTAGCTAGGTCCCCCGCGGCCGTCTTGCGGGCGGAGCCGGTGAGTGCCGTGTCGGTTTCGGTGGATAGCCCGCCGTTGACGGTGGTTCCACCGGCGGGGAGCAGGAGGATCGAGCCACCGTTGAGTCGGTCCGACACCGACACGCTGAAGGTCTTGTTTCCGGTTGCCGACGCGTCCGGCAGGGCCCGGACGCTACACGCCGCGGCGGCGTTCGCGTTCGTGCCGTGTGTCGACTGTGGCTCGCTGACCCCGCCGTCGTAGGTCAGTTCGGTGTAGTCGGTCGGGGCCGTGAATGTCTGCGTCGAGCCCGCAGCTATCCGCGAAAATTCGAAGATCAGATGCACGCCGCCGGTCGCCGCCGGGTCAACCCCGGTGACGGCCAGAGATGAGGCACCCGACGCGGTGGTCTGGGTGGGCGCCTCTTCGACGATGTCCGTCGAGTCCCCGCCGGAGTAGCACACCGCGATGATCGCCCATCGTCGGGTGGTCCCGGTGGAGATGGTGTACGGGCCGGCCTCGCTCGCGCCGCACTTCTTCTTCCACGTCGAGGTGGTAATCGTGCTGCCGGTGTTCAGGTCGTTGTGGACCCGAACCAGGTCACCGGCGGTGTTGGAGTGGGTGTCGCCACCACCGGCCGATATGACCCCGAACAGAAGCCAGTCGTTTTCCTCCATCCCGGTTGGGGAGATGGATATGGATGTGGCGCCATTGGATGTGGCCGTGTCGCTGGACAGCGTCCGGCGAGCGAGGGCCATGGGTCAGCTCGCGCGGTAGAAGCCGGCAGAGTTGAAGCTGAAGACCAAGTCGTTGCCGTCGGGAGTGGCGACGAAGTCCAGCTTCACCAGCGGGATCAGGTCGGCGTCGGTGCCGCCCGTGGTGTCCGGGTCGTAGCAGATCACGAGTCCCGACACGGCATTGCCGGACGCGGCGGTCCAGGTGATGTCCGCGGCGTCCACGTCGGTGCGGTTGTTGGTGTCGTCCACCGTGACGGTGACGGACCCCAGGGTCTTCCTGCCCATTGTGGACTGCTCGTTGTTCGCGGCGGCCAGCAATGCCGACAGCGTGTCGTAGTCCTGCAAGGTGGCATCAGCCTCGATGCCGGACGTCTCGATCGGTACCGCGATCAAGGCATCATCCGACGCCGGAAGCCCCGCGTAGTAGGCGGCTTTACCCTTGGCGATGTTGAAAACGATGTCACCCACGGGCCATCTCCTTCTCTCTGAGCGTCCGCACGATCCCTGCGTCCATGGCCAACTGGGTGGACCGCCACCGGAGATAGGCCCGCTGGTCCCGCTCGTACTGCGCCGCCTGGTTGACCCTGCGGTATCCGTCGTCGAGCTTTCCCTTGCCGGCGAAGGGATGCATGTGTTCGACCAGCACATCGGGCAGGTACCGCAGACAGCCGGCCGCCCGGCCCAGATCCATGACGGAGTTGTCGCAGTACATGTGCTCCACGTCGGCCGGCACCATCCGGCCCAGCGCCCGGACGATGTCCGCGGTCATCGCCCACTGCGTGGGGAGCTTGGCGCCCTGGAATCCGTCGTTGCCGTACACGATTCCCGTGCGCATCTCGCGCAGCTCTGTGAGGTACCGCCCGACCCATCCGCGGGTGCGGGGCAGGTGATCGTCGCCCATGAAGGCGAGCGCGTAGTGGTGGTGTGACGCGAGCCTCGCCGCTCGCCGATTGAGCTTCGGCACCAGCGGCAGCCAGGACGGAGCGAAATGCATCGACGCCTGGGCATCCGGAGAGCCGGCGAACAGATCGAAGGCGTTGAGGTACTCGTCTTCGGCCGGGTCGTCGGCATCTACGACAAACTGCAACTCGGCGCCCTGCTCGAATGCCCCGGTCGCACGCCAAGCGTTTACCACCGTGGGCACCGATTCAGGCCTACCCCGGGACGGGACGATGACCAGAAGCTCAGCCACGGCGCCACCATCCGAACGGCGAGTGCGAGATCGGGTTCATGCCCTCGACGTCGAGGTCCCGGATCCATCCCTGAGCGCCGATCAGTTCGGCTTCGATCGCGGGCAGCGGCCCACCCTCTTCGGGGATGCGTGCGCCGAACCGGCGTGCTTCCTCTGGCTGGACTAGGTCGGCGAGCGCGTCCTCAACAACGAGGTAGCAGCCGGGGGTGACGAGGGGCGCGTACGCCTGGATTTCGGCCCGGACGTGCGCGAAGTGGTGATCTGAGTCCAGGGTCACCATGCAGCGCCGTCCGCCGGCCAGCGCGCGGACCTGCCCGACGGCGGCCGGCGAGATGGAGTCCCCGGTGACGACGGTGACCCGCGGCCACTGCTGCGCTGTCGGTGACGGAGCGGTGATGTCCACAGTCACCACGTCGACGCCGAACGTGTCGGCGAACCATGCCGCGGTGCCGCCCCACCTCGTTCCCGTCTCCACGATGACTTCGGGGCTGGTGGTTTCGATGATGTGCCGGTATCGGTCCAGGTCTCCGGCGGATTTCCACATCCTCAGCCCGGAGTGGAACTGGGTGTAGCCGTGCCGGTGGCCGAAGCTGCCGATGCTCTTCCCGATGTCGATGGGGGTGTCAGCCATCGGCGCGTCCCGCCACCGCGGCTGCCGCTTCTGACAGCAGCCTGTGTTCGAGGAATTGGGGCTCGCCGACCCACACCTGTTTCGCGTGGGTTGTTTTCACTGCGGTATCGACGTGGATGGGGATGCCGACGGAGCCGAGCCGGTAACAGAACGACAGGTCTTCGGACACGAACCGGCCGTCGGGGTAGCGGACCGGGTCGAACCAGGAATCCCCGTGCTCGGCGCGGACCTTCTCCGCGGCGGTGCGGTGGATCAGCAGGCACGCCGCTCCGGTGCCGGCGACGCGGATCACTTCGCCGCGGGTGTAGTCGGCGGCGACCCGGAAGCCCATCTTCCCGGACGGGTCCTGCGACCAGCCGTAGATGGTGGGAAATGGCGTGGCTCGATACCCGCCGTACCCGTCCGGGTCGCCCAACTTCAGCCCGAAACACAGCGCGCCGACCACGGGCCGCTCCACCGGGTCGGCGGAGTCCACGAGCAGGTCGACGGTGTTCGCAGCAAAGCCCATGTCGGTGTCGACCGTCCACAGCCAGTCCTCTGACGCCTGGTCGAGGAAATGGGCCATGGTCTTGTTCCGTGCTTCGACCAGCCCACCGGTGCCGCAGCGCATCATCAGCGGCCCCGCGGAGGCGAACAGCCGCTGATTGTGGGCCGCGTCGTAGTTCACCAGCGACATGAGCGACTGGTGAAAGCTGTGTTCGATGTGGGTCGCCGGGTGCAGGTAGGCGACCAGCACTTTCCCGGGTTCAGTCACGGATGATGTTGCCGTCGGCGTCGCGGGGCAGCTTGGGCCGTCCGGGTCCTCTCACGTCGCGCATCTCGCCGGGGGCGCGGGTGGCGCGCTCCACCGGCCGGTACTGGCGGCCGGCGACCTTCTCTGGTTCGTCAGTGAACAGGTCGGGCCGCTCCCGCACGAGGCCGGAGTCGGCGTCCCACGCCTGGTCTTTCTTGAGCAGGGTCTTTCCGCCGGACCACGACACGGACGCGGTTTGGTTGGCGTACACGACAGCCATCGGTTGCCTTCTTTCCACTTGGATGCCAGGTGCCAGGTGTGGGCGTGCCCCGGGTCACCTGGCGGACCCGGGGCACGTCACCGTCCGATTAGGACGTCTTGTTTTGCAGCATCCGGAAGCCGAGGTCATTCACGGAATCCGACCCGACCCGGGCCCACGCGTACCAGGCCCGCTCACCGGTCGGCCGGTTGTTCGTCACGTCGAAGACGTGCGGCACCAACTCGATGTTCATGCCGGCGCGCTGCGCGACGACGAAGTTGAACCAGTCGCCGACGATGAGCAGGTTCGCCGCGGTGGTACCGGCCGGCAGATCGTCCAGGTAGTCGTTTTCGAACATCCGCCGGCCCTTCAATCTCACCACGCCCTCTTCGGTGAAGTTCACCGTGAACGCGGAGCCGGCGTCGGTGCCGAGCTGCTGAATGTCGCCGTTGACGCCGGTGTGCGACATCCACGCGGTGCGCTGTGCGATGGCCGGGTTCCGATAGCGGATCGGCAGCGCCGCCCACAGACCGTTGATGTCGCCGGCGCCGATGGTGCCCGCCGTGGTGGTGGCCACTTCGACGTTGGTGTTGGCGTCCAACGCGGTTTCGATACCGGTGGGTTCGTCCGAGCCGGAGCCGTGGGTGAGCTTGTCCACCAGCAGCTCGACGTAGCCGGAGCCGAGGAGCCGTTCCATCTCCATCGCGAAGCCGGGGTAGTCCATCCCGACCTCGATCGAGTAGGGGATGTACCCGTCCGCCTTGTACGTGGTGACGCTGGGCTGCGCGAGGGTCGGCGATCCGTCGGTGGTGGCTGTTGCTTCCGCCCGGAACTTCCACGTCACACCCGCGCTGGAGACGCCCTTCCACACGTCGGTGGTGATGGTCTCCACCCTCGCGAGGCCGAGGATGTCGTTGGGGTGGCCCTGCGCGGTCAGGATGATCGTCGGGTCGATCAGGACCGGCACGCCGTAGCCGCCGGCCCCGTCCGTGCCGATGCTCATGGCCCGGAACTCCTCGAACGCCTGAAGCGCCCGCCCCTCTTCAGGGGTGAGCACCGGTGTCGGGGATGTGACGAGCTTCATGAACGCTGACCGGTAGTTCTTGTTCTCGGTCAGCAGGAGCCGCGTCGCGATGATCGCCCCGTTGGTGTCCCGGTTCGAGGACCGGATCAGGTCCGCCGCGCGCTTCTTCGCGTCGTCGCGCAGATGCGCCGTCGACTCCTCATCGTCGAGCACGGTTAGCGCCCGCGACCGCACTTCCTGCGGCGACAGCCCGCGCACGTTCGCGGTGTCGAAAGGCTTGATTTCCTTGCCGATCCTGGTGGACTGCCACCGGGCCCGGGACTCCTGGAGTCGGATCTGCCGCTCGGCGACCTGCAGCCGCTCCACGGTGCGCTGGTGCTCGGCGTCCAGCTCTTCCCAACGCGCCTGCTGCTCCTCGGTGAGCGGCTTGTCTCCGGCCGCGTCGTTGAGCGCCTTCAGTGCTCCCTCGATCCCACCCCGCAGGGACTCCAGGTTTTCGATGTTCGGTTCGGTCTCGGTGGCGAGCCGCAGCTCGTCCAGTGTGGTCTGGTCCACGGTCATCTCCGCATCAGATCGATGAGTGCGAGACGCCGACGGCGAGCGTCGGGCGTCAGGCCGATCGAGCGGCTTGGAGCCGAGTCGTTCGGTTCGGGGGTCGCGAGTGCGGGATCCGGTCGAGCGCCCGGGGCGAGTCGGCCGGCGTTGCGCAGCGCGGTGATTCGGTCGCGCATCCGCTCGACCCGTTGCGGGTCGCGGCGCGCGAGATGCTCGTAGTAGGCATCCGTCGCCGAGGCGCACCTCATGCCAGCGGACGCGGTCGGCGAGGCCGGCCAGGTGACCGGGCCGGCTTCCATCGTGGAGGTTTCCTTGATGGTGCGCTCCGGAAGCCCTTCCGGATTGTGGTCGGACTGTCCGGGGTCGTTGTCCCATGATTCCTTCGTGACCCGGAACATGAAGCTTGATCCATAACTGCCGCGCTTCAGGCCTGGCAACAGGTCACGGTTGTAGGAGGTATCCCACAGATTCACTGTGGACACCGGGCTGTCGGCCTCCTCGCGGAGGTCCGCGATGTCGCCCAGCAACTTGTCCCCGATGTGCAAGTCCATCCCATGGTTGAACAGCGTCTTCATGTTGTGGCTGCTGTTCGGATCGTTGTGCTGGTTGATGGTGCGCTTGAACGCGCCGGGCACGGTGCGCTCCAGGAACCGCCCCTCCCAGAACGAATCGATCTCGTACCAGGTGTTGAACGGGCTGAACCGCACGTCCATCACCCCGAGCACGTCCGCCTCGGATGCCGCGGTGTCCTCCGGTGCGGCATCACGCCAGGAGACGCTGACCAGCGTGGTTCGGACGATGTCCAGTTCCGGCACCGTCAGTGTGTCCATGACTTCGTCCTTCACTGGTTCGGGTCCATCGGGTCGGCCGGGTCGGCGCTGGGCTCGTTCGTGGCGGAGGGATCGCCGTTTCCCCACGACACGGGCTGCAAGTTCTCGATGTCGCGGATCTCGTTGACGACCTTCCACGGCTTCCCGCCGAGGGCCGACGAATACGCCTGGTACCGGGCGACGGTGTTGGTTTGCAGCAACGCGTCCCGGTTGAACTCCACCCACTGTGGACGGGGAAGGAACTGGAACAGCAGACGTTCCAGCCGGCGCAGCCACCGGTTGATGGTGTACTTCAGCAGTTGAATGTCGCGGTCCTGAACGTTGGCGTACGTCATGGACCCGCCGGTTTCGTAGCCGAGGATCTCCGCGAGCCCCGGCCCGAAGATGCGAGCACACTGCGCCTCGGTGAACCCCATCGTTCCGAGAAACTGGGATTCCTCCGGGGCGATGGTGAGCTGCTTCCACTCCCACGCCTTGCCGACCACGACCGGTTCCCGCACGCCCCGCAGGGCGGCCATGAACCGGTCCTTGATGGTCTTCGCCTGATCGGGGGTGACGTTCGCCTCGGTGTTGCGGAAGATGCCGGACGGGTTGGCGCCGTCGTCGAAGTACTGCTTGCCGAACCGGGATGTCGCGAGGGTGACGCCGATGGTGGTGGCGTGCAGGCTGATCGGCGACAGGCCGAGGATCTGTCCGGGCATCGGGTTGATGCGCTCGTGCTTGAAGCCGGGCCCCTCGTACCGCTTACCGTTCACATACCAGGCCGGCGCTCCTTCTTTCATCTGCCCGGTGACCGTGTCCGGGTGGAACAGCTCCATCTGCCGGATGAACCCGCCACGCGGATCCCGCTCCAGCACTTCACCGAAGAGGTTGCCGCGGTACGCCTCGGACACGACAACGCGATAGATCCAGTCAGGTAGTCCGTAGCCGTCGCCGGCCGGGTCTTCGAGGTAGCCGGGCATCGGCCGTTCGGCCCGGTTCGGTCCCTTGCCGGAGTAGATGTCGATCGGCAGCTCAGAACAGAGGGAGGCGATCAGGTCAACGGAGGCGCGAACGGCAACGGACTGCATCGCTGCGTCCATCCTGGATCCGTCCACGTCGGCGTAGGAGGAGGTGGCGATCCACGGCGCGGTCAGCGACGCCCACAGCGGCGTGGAGCGCTTCTCCGGCTTGCGCCACCAGATGCTCATCAGACGCGCCGGTCCAGGGCCCACAACACCGCGCCGGCGAAGATGAGGCCGAGGGGTTTCCACGCCATCCACAGCCCGGCGGAGACGAGCAGCGGTCCGCCGATACCGGGCAGCCCGCGGCCGACCTTCCCGAGCGCGACACCGGCGAGGACGGCGGCCCGCGCGGTCGCCATGGTCCAGTGGGGGCGGAGTCGTGCTACGAGCGCGGTCACACCGTCTCCCCTCACCAGATGTCTTCGGTCGGGTCGTAGTCGGGGGTCTGCACGGCATCGACGCGGGCGTAGTGCGTCCACCGGGCCTCGGTGATGGTCACCAGCGGTCCAACGCGAACGTCGGTGCTCTTGCGGGACCAGGCGATCGTGTCCCCGACTGTCCGCGTCCGGGCCCCGCCCACCGCGTCGTCGAGCGGCTTGGAGGGGACGTGCCGGAAGGTGCCTTGCCGGACGGCGTCGATGATCTGCCCACAGCCGGCGGCCATGTCCGGCCCGGTCATGACGCACAGGTCACCGCGCTGCGGCGGGTGGGCGTTGTCGCCCTTGACCGCGGGCCGGTCTTCCGGGCGTACGAACCCGGCCGCCTTCAGCTTTTCCTTCAGGCTCGCGTGCGTGCCCCGGGCCATCCCGACCGCCACCGGGTCGAGCACCTCCCGCAGTTCGACCAGGCGGGGCACGATCCAGTCGACGCCTTCCCGCCAGTCGATGATCTGCGCGTGGCCGATCCCGTCCGCGCGGTGCCCGTAGAGCCCGATGGCGGCCCAGTCGCGCTCCACCTCGATGTCCACGGCGAGCGTGACGTCCCCGGCCCGGCGGGAGTCTGCGTCGCCGAGGTCCTCCCACTTGGTGAGGTCGATGATCCGCCCGGACAGGTCCGGCACCCGAACGCAGCAGCACTCGGTCAGGAAGATCTCGTCTGGGTCGGTGTTGGCCGCAGAGATGAGCGCTGACCAGGACACGCCGCCGGGGTGGCCGACGGATGGGTTTGCCATGGCTAGCAGCCGGGGATCGATGAGGGCGCACCCGTCGGCGTGCGGCTGGCCTTCGTACCGTTTGCAGGTGCACCGCGTGTCGTCCGGCATTGACCACTCGAAGTGGCCAAGGGAAGGATCCGAGGAGGTCGGGTTAGCCGCGGCGGCGCGACCACGCTTCTGCAAGTCGTTGAGCACCACGCTGGCGTCATCTCCGGCGTTGGAGAATGCCCATATCTGCGCCTCTTCGCGGGCCATCGTGGTTTTCGTGACGGCACCCCACGCCCGCCAGTTCTGGTGCTCGCGCAGTTCGTCGAGGTTGACGTCATCGCCGGCCAATCCACGGGCACGGCGGGACGCTGCGGTGATCTTCCACCGGGCACCGGACGCCAGCCGGAGGAACTTCTTCCCGTTGACCTTGTTGACCGTCACCAGTTCGGCCGCGAGTTCCGGCGTACCCTCGATGATCTCGACTGCCTTGTCCCAGGACTCTTCAGCAATGTCCAGGGTCTGCGCGGTGCCGATCACTAACGGCACCTTGAGGATGTATAGCTTCCACAGATTCTTGACCTCGACGGCGCTGGTCTTGCCGTTCTGCCGCGCCACCAGCACGAGCACGGTGCGGTAGCGGAGCCGGCCGCCAACGGTCTCCAGTGCATGGATGTACAGCCAGCGCTGCCAGGCGAACGGGTTGATCAGGATCGGGTCCTTGGCAAAGTCGACGACACTGAAGCCCTTCGACGTCGCCGGAGTCAACGCACACCCGCAGCCACACGGACCGGGCGGCCCGACCGCCAACGGCGGAGTCCAGATTCTAGGAGTCGTGCTCCCCAGCAGCGGCGGCGCGGAGCTGCGCAAGACGGCCCCCCACCTGCTTGTCCTTGGTGATGTCCTTCCGCGCGCCCGGCGCGCCGCCGAGGTCGCGGAGCACGCCCTGTAGCTGCGGGCCCAACCAGCCAACGGCCTTCGTGGCGTCGCACTGTGCCGCCAGCGCCTGCAACCGCCGATAGACGTCCATGTCGCCGGCAGCCTCGCGGCGGATGGCGGCGAACTCCTCGGCCCGGTCGACCGCGGTCTCTATCTCGTGCGCCAGGCGCAGCGCCAGGGCCTGCATCGCCTCATCGGCCGGCGTGCACCAGGTCATCTGCCCAAGCGTGGCCTTGACGGCGTCGCGGAGGTCCGGGGCGCGGTCCCTCGGCGCCTCGGCGGGCACCGCAGCGAGCCGGCGGCGAGGGGCCATCGGGGGGTACCCCCTCTCGCGGGACCGGTACGGGGGGCTCGGGGGGGGAAAAAAAGTTCAG